ACGATACTTTTAGTAGTAAATCCGTTCCGTTAAATACTGTACTAGCCATAAGTCGTTTTATTTTCTACAAATATACGTATTTATTTTTTTTATTTTTCGCTGTAGTTAATACCGAAAAAAGTGTGTACGCCGTTGTCTTCTATTACAATTTCGTAGGCAGCCCAGTCTTCTGGCTGTTCTTCTATACCTTGCCATAGTACGTCTACGCTGTAGTTATCAGCTAGTACAGGCGCTGTAGTTTCTACTAGTTCGCCGTCTTCGTCTTGTTCGTATTCGCCTGGCGTTACTACTATGTGTCCTAGCTTTACTATAGCGTGTTTATGGTCTGGGTATAGTTCGCCAGTTTCTTCGTCTTCGCTATGTGGCAGCGCGTCTATTAGTTCGTCTGCTGCGGCTTCGTCTGTGAATTCGTATTTTTTAAATATATGGTTCATTTTATAGGGTTGTTAAAGTTTTTAGTTCTGCGTCTGTTAGTACTTCGTCGAAGTATTGAAAATCATTAACCCAGCCGTTAAAAAAACTACCGTTTTCTGCGGCGTTGCTAAATTTTATTTTATTCATAGTAGTAGTAGGTCCAAAAGGTCCACTAGTAAATACAGCGTCTGTACCATTGTAGCTAGTTTTTACGCCTGTATTGTCGTAAGTTATAGCTAGTTTTATTCTAGTATTAGCGCTACTAGCTACTATAGTAGGCGCTGCGTCTGTACCGCCACTAACTAAAACGGCGCGCCAGTTACCGCTAAAGTCGTCTAGTATTATACGTGTAGTAGTAGTAGTATCGCGGCATATTATAACCCTAGAATAAACGCTACTAGTACCCCTAGCTGCTAGTTCGCAGTCTAAAAATAAAGTACCAGCTGTATTATTTATTACGTATTCGTTGCCGCCGTCTGTTACTAGGTCTTTTATTCTAGTCGCGGTGCTGCCAGCGGTGGGTATTGTACTAGTGCTATATGTACCAGCTTCAAATTGCATACCCCAAACAGCTATTTTGTCGCCAGTACTACCTATAAATTCAAAATCCAAAAATAAATTTAAACCGAAATTTGTAGGCGTTATGTTGTTTACTTCATATCTTACCCATTCATCAGTAGGTGTAAATTCTGTTTCTGTATCTGTTAAACCAAAAAAAACACTGCCGCTACCGCTTACTTTTTTAGCCCAAAAGCTACAGCTATGTTTTGCGCTTGTATATGAAGTATTACTAAAGTGTCTAATTAAACTACTGCCAGTACTTGTAAATTCTAAAGTACTAGCTGTAGTAGTTCCGTCTGGTGCTACTTCGTCGTTATCTGTAATAGTTTGTATAGAACCGCCGTTTAATACAGCCCAGCTACTTAAAGTTTTACTATATAAACAGCCATTTGTCCGCTGCGGTTCTAGTAATAGCCCACCTTTAGAATAGTTAGTAAAGTCTATACGCGGTTCTTCGGTTGCGGCGTATTGTATTAAACCGTTACGCCCTACATAACTACCACCGCTTAGGCGTTCTACTTGAAACGGTAGGCTTTTAAAGTTGTTACCTTCGTCGTTAAACGCTAGTAGGCTTTTACTTTTAGTAGCCCATTTGTCGTTACCTAGTTTTAGTTTTGGTGTCGCCATATTATTGTATTGTGTATTGTTGCTGCGTAGCCATTTCTGTAAAAGAAGTATAGCTAGTTATTTCTACCATTTCTGCGTCTGTTAGCGCTTTATTAAATATAAATAGTTCGTCGGCGCTATTTCTAAAACCTGTATCTGACACAATACGTGTAGTACCTACTACTACACTATCGAAGTCCCAAGATAAACCTGTACCGCTACTTTCGTTTCTTATTTCTATACCGTCTATATATAGTTTATAAGTAGTAGCGCTAGTAAATTTTATAGCTACTTTTTTTACGTCGCCTATGTATACTGGGTATGTTGTACTGTCTATATCTTGGGTAGACCTTCTGCGTTCTATTTGTATAAAGCTAGCGTTAGCCCAAGAAAACCTTAAATAATCTACGGCGCTGCCATTTTTATATATACTAAAAATAGTTTGGTTTGTGCTAATAGCGTCTACCGTACCCGTCCAGGCTACCGTAATAGGGTAGTTATTATTAAGGTCTGCAAAAGGTTGTCTATACGCGCTGTCTATATTTCTGGTTACGGCGCTTCCTGTTAGTGAAGGTATATAGCTAGTTAGGTAGCTGCCAGTTTCATATTGCGCACCCCATACGTATATAAATTCATTGCCTGTAGCGTTCCAAGATTGATTAAAACTACTATCTGTTAAATAGATACCAAAATAAGAAAAAACACTAGTGGAAGTAGTAGCGTATAATCTTACCCAATCATTAGGGTATAATTCATACCCTACATTGGAATAAATACCGCCCCATTCTAAAGTGTTTAAATTAAAATAGTAGTCGCCTTGCGCTTTGAATGTAATGTAATCGTGATTGCCTCGTTTTACAAACATTGACATTGTTATACCGCCTGGTATAGTAAAAGCACCTTTGCGTAAAATCTTAAAATTAGTACCGCTATTAGCTTGTATTTTGTTAGCTGTGTTAGTACCGTCTGGCGCTGTTGTTTGGTTTGTTGTTGCCGTTACACTTATTACGTTATTCCAATAACTTGTTTGTGTAAAGTCTTCGCTATACGTAGTACTGTTAGTCCGCTGCGGTTCTAGTAGTAGTTCTGGGCAGCTGCTTACATTACCGTCGGCGTCTAGCCTATAGTTTAATCTAGGTACGTTAGTAGCCATAGTTTCTATAAGTCCAGCTTTATTTATTCTAGTGCCGCTACCAGTTCTAGTAAAGGTAAAGTCGCCGTCGCCGTCTGTAGGTAAAGCGCTATATACTTTACTAGCTTTATATGCTGCTGGTATTAGCGCCAGGTTCGCAGTATCTTTTACACCCATTTATAGTAATTTTTACAAATTTACAAAAAATACTATCGGCGCTTACCTTGACCGCGTCTAGCCTTTTTATAGCCCTTTTGCCCTGGGCTTGCGTTCTTACTATGTTTGCCTGGGCGCTTCTTTTTAGCGTTAGCCCTAAATATAAACTGCGGTAGTTTAGCCATTACTTAGTTTTGTCTTTTAGTTTTTCGTAGGTGCGAAGTCCACCTAGCCCTAACATTCCTAGTAGTATTGTTATTAGGTGGTCCATTTGTAAAGCTGGAGGCATAATATCTGGGCTAAGCCAGGCTATAATATCGCGTAGAATAAAGTTATATAATAAAGCTACACCGCAAACCCAGCCTATAAACGGACGCCAGCCAGCTACAAATATACTACGGTGCTGGGCTTCTATTTTGTTTACTTCGTTCTGTACCTTTATTAGTTCTAGCGCTTTTGCTGGGTCTATTTCTTTGCCCTTTATAGCTTCGCGTAGGTCTTTAGCAAAACTACCTAGCGCACTATCGCCGCCTGTATTAAGTCCTAAAAGTTTAGCTAGTAGTGTCTTCATTAGTATATCCAGTTTACGTTTTGCGCTTTGTCGCCGTCTATGTCAATATGTACAAAACCTTTGCCAGTTCCTATACGCTTAATTCCTAATAGCATAGCTATACGTATTATTTGGTAGCGTTGGTTACTGTCTGCTATAGCAATATCTACAGCTAGACCTTTAAGGTGGCTGCTGTTTGGTTTACTGTTTTTTAGACTAGCGTTATATTTTTTAGTCCTGTAGCCGCTTGTAATAGCAATAGGTTTACCGTAAATAGTACGCATTTCGTCTAGTAGTTCTAGTAGGTCTTGGTGCATATTTACACCGCTTCCTGGTTCGTCTGGGCTGTCGAATTCGGCTATAGTAAAGTACTTCATTTATTTTTTGTTACGCTTGTACAGTTCGTGCCATTTATAAACGGTGTAGCCTATAGTGGTTAGTAAAAGTGCAATTTTTAAAAGCAGTTCTAGTTCTGTTAATGATAACGCAAAAGCGCCTATATTCATAGCGTAAAGTTTAAAGTCTTGTACTTCCATAATGCAAAGATAAAAAATTTTAAAAATTACGTCTATAGCTGTTCTATTTTATTACTAAGTTCTATAATAGTCCTAAAGTACGTAAAGTCGTCGCCGTCTTCTGTTAGATAATTTATACCAGCTACTTCACTTGTGAAGGCTCTTAGGTTGTCGCTACTTAGGTCTATATAGTCTACGCTTCTGGTCCGTACTAATTGTAGTATTTGGTCTGTTATTAAGTTACTGTCTAGTTCGCCGCCACTATCGCCAGAAAAACGTGTAATAACTTCTAAGCGCGTTATAACTTCTGTTATATAGCTAGTACGGTTTTGGTCTACTTCGTCGTTAGAAACGCTGTATATGCGTATTAAAGGGTATGTAGCGCTGCTAGGTAGTCTATTAAATATAGGTACAGTAGCGCCGTTTAGTGTTACGTTACCGTTTAGTTTACCTATAAGGGCTTTACGAACCTCGTGTATTACTTCCTTCATATATATTTTTTTAGTTTGTCGTCTAGTCTACCCATTAAAGCTTTAAGTCCTTCGCGTACGCTAGGAAAAAAGAAGGGCTGCGGCTGTATATTTACTTGGCGCTTACCTTCGCCTTTAAACAGCATTTTAATTTCACTATCACTAAAACCTAAAGCTTTAGCGTCTTTAGTATCTATATACCTACCAGTTCCAAACTCTTGATAAGGCGCGTACTTTTTGTTATAACCTACTTCTGCGGTGTTACCTTTTTTAGCCATATATACTGACTGTTTTAGTTTGCCCTTATCTACAGGCACTTTTTGGGTGCTGCGCTTTACTATGTCGCTAGCTGTTTTACCTACTTCGTTACTAAGTTCCTGGCGCGAAAACCTTTTAAGCTGCTTTAGTTTTTTGTCTAATATAGCCAGGTCGTTAGGGTTTATCTTTGCGTTCATTAGTCTATTTTAGTAGCCGTTAGCGTAGTATAAAAGTCCTGTTCGTGTTCTACTATGCTATTTATTCTGTACTTAGGTCCAGCGCCTTCTATTTGTAGTAGGTCCTGGTCCTGTATTTCGTCTACTGTTTTTTTACGCATTACTAGTTCTATTCCTACAAAGTGCTGGCGCTGTCCGTTTTCGCTTTTTATATTACCGTCTTTGTATGTTAGGTTAGCCCAGTATGTAGCTACAGTAGCTTCTGTAGAAGTAAAGCCGCCGTACTGGTCGGCTGTTTTAGTTAGCCTTACTACGGCTATTTGTGTATCTAGTTTGCCAGCGTCCATTATACAAACATTGTTTTATAGCTAGTTAAAAGCGCCTTAGTTTCTGTTGGTACGTCCTGTACTATAGTTCCTGTTTTATAGTCGCTACGGTTATCGTATAGCGTACTTATAAATTGTAGCATAGCGTTCTTTATAAGGTCGTCGCTAAGCCCAGCAGTTACGTAAGTTATTTTAACGTCTTTAGCGCTACCGCCGTCTAGTTCTATACGTTCGTTATCTAATCCTTTAACAGTATGTGCAGCTGTATTACCTTCCGCAGTTACTGTACTTATACTAGCTATAGGACCAAAGGGTATATCTATTAGCGCTTCTGTTTGGCTTAGGTAGTACGTTCTGTTCTTTGCTACTATATCGCGGCTTATATAGTTTTCGCACCATTCGCGCGCCTGTGTTATCATTCTAGTAATTAAACTATCGTCGGCGCTAGTGTCTATTCTAACGTAGTTTTTAACGTCGCTAGCTGTTAGTAGTTCGGTTCCTGTGGTGCTGTTAATTTTTATTTGACGCATCTTAAAAATAATTTCTGTAAAAATACGAAAAAAAAAGCGCCACTTTTTACAGTAGCGCTCTTAGAGAAACAAATGAAAAAAACAGAAATTATAAATCAATCAGGGCAAAGTTATTAAAATTGTCCTTATACTTCCCTTGCATTGATAACCTTACGCTTCTTTGTTGATAATTAGGTATAATAAAAAAGCCGTCTAATACTGTAAAGTAGATAGCAAAAAAGTCTACTTCGTCTTTTGTGTAGAAGTCTGTACTGCGCCTTAGCACTACGTGTATGCTGTCGCGGTTAAACTTACGGCTGGCGCTTACGTTCTTTACTTGTATCTTATATAGCTTTAAATCTCGTTCTATAATACAGTCGTATGGGCTGCTATCTAGTAGCGGCATAGATACGTTAAAGCCTTCCTGTATAGCTTTTACGCTAAATTTATATTCTGCTAAACAGCCTAGCTGGTTGTGGTCCACTTTGTTTTAAGTTGCTTTGGACCAAGCTACAAAAAAAAACCCCAGCATTTGGCTAGGGTTTTCAACAATCAATCAAAAATAACTATGAATAAATCTACACTATTTGACGCCAGTGTAGCGGCGCATTACGTTGCTAGCTTCTGTAAGCTTTTGAATTACCAGTATTTTCTGGGTCGTCGGCAGCTTATTAAAACTATCCTGGTCTACCAGGTTTTTAAATTCCTGTAGTATACTATTGTTTGTCATAACTCAAAACGCTTAAACCTAAAATAAACATAAACATAAGACCTATAAGGTCGTCGTATAAAGCTAGGTCGCGCAGTCCGAGCGCTAATAAACCCCAGCCTAGTAGTGGCTTTATATACTTCATAGCCCTACCCATTTGTCAGCGTGCGCGCATAGTTGGCAAAATGTACATACTAAGCCAAAAGCCGCCACGTATATAATACAGTCAAAAATAAAATTTTCTATCTTACGTTTCATAATCTTAATACCTAGGGGTTATATTTAAAATATGTTGGTCGTTTCTAGATAACGAATTATACCATTCGTTAGAAACTCTATCTATAGAAATACTATTTTCTAGGTCTGGCGTATTGTCTTCGTTCGCTGGACATACTTTGTATTTATTAGTTATTAAATAACTACCTACGCTTTCTAAAAAAATTAAATTTTTCATTTTGTTTTTTGTTTGTTTGGCTAAACTACAAACTAATTTTAAACTATGCAAATAGTTCTTAAACTTTTTTACAGGGTATAAAAAAACCCCAGCGGTTAGCCAGGGTTTTGTTAGTGTATAGCTTTATACTACTAGGCAGTTTCTAAGGCTGCTTTATCTACGCTAAAATCGCCATTTACAAAGGCGTTAGGTAGATAGTTAGTAAGTGCTACACGTTCCTGTACTCTTACAGTTACAAAACCGTCGCGTACGTTAGTGCCGTCTTCTTTAAAGAATTCAACGCCTACGTTATCACGTACCCATAACTGCGTACCCATAGCAAAGTTACCTACTAGGTATTTGTCAGAAGTAATAGCTGTAGTAAGAACTACTGGTACACCGTTAATACGTGGCTGTAACCCTTGGTTCCAATCTTTTACTAGGTATTCGTTTTGCGAAGACTTTAGTAATAAGATTTTGTGGAAGTCAGTAGGGTTAATCATAATATAGTCAGCAGCATAATTTGCAAGTGCTAATTGGTTTAACGCTACAGTAAGTACGTCAAACTCGTTAGCGCTTTCAATAGCGTTAGCAAACCCACCAGCGGCAAAGTCAGCAGCATCTGTAATAATACCGCTTAGCTGTGGCGCTACGCCACTACCGTTTAGTATTTGGCTGTCCTCTACTTGTAGTAGTTTTTCTGGCGCACGTGCCGCAAGGTAGCTAGTAAGCTGTGGCGTGTCGTTTAGCATTTCTTCGGAAATTCTAAAGTATGTACCAATTTTCTGTACGTTAGCGTCAGTAGCTGTAAAATCAAAATCAGACTGTGCTAGTGTAGCCCCTTCTGCTGTAGCAGCGGAAGCGTTAGTATATCCACTTTCTTTTACAAAACGCACTACGTCTGACGAAGTAGAACCTTGTGGTATAAGTTGGCGTACGTGTACAGAACGTGTTGGGTCAAATTTATAACCAGGTACGCGGTCAGCTGGAATTACTTCGCCAGTAAAGTCAGCGCCTGTAGTCATATCAGCTTTCACTTCAAAGCGTGCAGCTTTAGACATTCCGTTACGCATAGCGTCAATAGCACCGCCTTCGATAGCTTCGTTTAAAGCACCTTTAAAAGATAAAGCTTTTCCAGCTTCAAAGTTCTTTTTATTAGATACTTCTAACGCGTCGATACGTTCGTTAAACTTAGTTGTTAGTGTAGAAATTTCAGACTTTAACATTTCGTCTGCTTTTCCGTTAGCGCTTTCTAGCGCTTGTCCGTAAGCCTTTTCCAATTTAGCGTCGATTACGTCGCCTAATTGGTCTAGGTGTTTTTTGGTATTATCTTCCATTAGAGAAAATTAAAAAAGTTAGTTGTTAAATTTATTTATTAAATACTCGAAAACCTCTTGGCTGTTACCCACTGGCTGCGTGTCAATAGACGGCGCAGTAGCTTTAGAGAATAAACCCTTTAGTTTTAGTAGTTCGGCTTCGATACAGTAGCCCATTTCGTCGCTTATATCGCCTTTGCGTACAAGCTTAGCTAGTGCATCGTATCTTTTTAAAATGTTTTCCTGGGCTTTTTCGCCTTTAACGTCTAGTATTTTAGCTTGGTCGTTAGCCGCTAGTGTTACGGCGCTTACTTCGTATAGCTTTACTTCCGTTATTTCGCGGTAGTCCATTTTGTTTTCTTTTTGCATTGGTAAAATACCTACGCTGTTTTCGGTAATTACGCCAGCCTTCATTAGTTCTATTACGTCGTTACCTAGCGTAGTCTTGGCTATTTCAGCTGTAAACATTAAACCCTTGTCGTCTTCTACTAGTTCTACCATTTTACCTAGTGGCTGCGCCATATTGTGCTGGTATAAGTATTTAACGCGGTGTCCGTTTTCTTTAATAGTCTTAGCGTATGCACCTGGGCGTATAATATCGCTGTCGCTGTCTTTATTATTAAAGTAGCTAGCGTACCCTTTTACAATACCTTTTTTTTCGTCAGCGTCTACTAGTTCGCCTAGTGGCGCGCTTTTAAATAAAATACTCATATTAGAATAATTTGTACAAATTTACGATTTTTTAATTAGTGTTACTTCGCCGCCGTCGTCTACATTTATACCAGCGTCTACGTATTCTAGCACTAGGTTTTCTTTTAATGCTTTTTCTAGTAGTTCTACTAGTTCGTCTTCCCCTAGCATATATAAATAAGCTTCTGGGTGTTCTAGTTCTGGGTGTAGTTCTACGTATTTATTTATAAGTTTTAATGCTTTTTCCATTATATATTATCTATTAGTTCTTGCCATATTTTTATAGTGTCGTCGTATATCTTTGGAAACATAGCCTTAAATACTGGGTTGCCGTTGTAATAGTTTTCCGATATATGCGCTAAAAATTCTGCGTGCTGTCCCTGTATGCGGCGGCGTGTGTAATAGCTTTTACCGTGTCCACGTCCTACAGCTTCTTTAGTAAGCGCCCCAAAAAAGTCTTGTACGTCCCCAAAGTTTTCTTGAAATTCTCTATCTGTTAGATTAGGAAATTTTTTACGTAGTTCTTGTGTTTCTTTAGAATAAAAATTTAATTTTTCGCGTAGTGGGTTTTGTATATCCATACGTCGCTGTCCTCTAAAACCTACGCCAGCTTCTTTTTGTAGTCGCTTAAAGTTTTTAACTACTATAGGGTCACTAGCCATACCATACTGCACCCAGCGCTGTTGGTTATGTATAGCGTGTCCGAATTCGTGCGCTATTACGCCTTTGGTTTGTGGCGCACCTTTTGGGTAGCGTTTATTATTTATATTGATAAAATTGTTTTGGTGGTAGCTACCTCTCGTACTTAAACCTATTTTAACTTCTTGTTTAAGTAGTTTAACAAATTCTAAATTACCTACCACGTAACCTTCTTTTTCTATTTTGTCTAACTGCTGCCAGGTGGTATAGCCTGGGTGTTCTGTACGTTCTAAGTAGTCGCCTATTGGTTCGCCTTTGCCTTGGTCTGGTCCGCTGTACCTTGGCTTAGGTTTTGGTTTTGGTGCGCCTATAGTTGCTGCTATACTAGCTACGTCTGCTGCTGTTAGTCCACCTGTTAGGTTTTCGCCAGCTAACTGTACGCCTATATTTTCTAAACCTTCTACGGCTACAGCGTCTTCTATAGGTACTGGTATAGCGGCGCATCTACAATTCACTACGTTACTAGCGCTACCGCGTCTGTCGCCTGGTTGCATTAGTTCTTCGCCTTGCACTATAAAGGGCTGGTCGTATGGTACTGTCTGTCCGTCTGCTGCCCTATGGCTTGCGCGTTCGCGTCCGTCTAGTGCTGTAGACCATTCCTTTTGTAGCTGGTCCGCTGGGAATATAGTAGTAGCGCTTTCTAGTATAGCCTTATTACTTATAGCAGTAGTTTCTGTACGTATAAAGCGTTCAGCTTGGTATTGACTATAGCCGTCGAATTGGCGCCGTAATATACGCGCTTGTTCAGCTGCGCCTAGCGCTTGAAATTCTGGGTCGCGTGTTAGTTTAGTTGTAAGGGCTATAAGTGTTTTTAGTGCTGTACCCTGTACTAGTGTTACGTTTGTATTTGCTACCGCAGCGCCATAGCTAGCAAAACTTGTACGCCATTGGTTCTGGTATTGGTCGGCGCTTTGCTTCTTTACAAACTTCTTATAGTTCTTAAAATACCAGTTCGCAAAGTGTAGCCCTGTTTCTTCGTAGTATTCTTCGTAGAATTTAGACAAAAAAGCTACAGGAAATAAGCCCTGTACTACTATACGCCCTTCGTCTACAAACTGCTGGACGCCTTTAGCGTATTCAGCGTTATACCACTTACGTAGTTTAGCTATATACTGGCGTTCCATTTTACCGCGTTCACGTTCTACGGACGTTTGCCAGACTTGCTTAAACTGTTTACTTAGCAGTTGTTTAGGCATTGTCTTCTAGTTCGGCTAGCTTCTTATTTGCATATACTCGCATAGCTTCGCCGCCCCATAAGTTGTAAGCTACAAAACCGTTATCTAGCCAGGGTTCGTCTTTTAGTTTGTCGTCTACAGTACTATACGTTTTGGCGCGTTCTAAATAGCTTCTAGTGCGTTTTAAAACATCTAGGCTAATTGGTTCGCGGCTGCTTAATTGCTGCGCCCTAGCAAGCCCTACGTTAGTCCCAGCGGTTACTACATCCCTACCGTATTTTTCTATCCAGCCTAGCATACGCTTAGCGTTGTTAGTAGCTGCCTGTGGGTAGTCGTCGTAGCTTTCTGCTTTGCTAGTTTCTTTACTGCTTTCTGGGTGTTCTTCTGGTAGTAAGTCTGTATCGTGTTTACCGCCTTTAAACTTACCATTTTTAAGCGCATATAAATAACTATTTACGCGCGCCATAGCCCACTGTTCTGGGCTTTGTACTGTTGGTCTTACGCTTTGTGGGTTAGTTCTATAAGCGCCTACACCGCGTTTATATACTTCGTATAGTGTACCTACAGTAGTACGCTTGCTTTCGTCGTCGCCTACTTCTTCGTTATGGTCGTTAGTTTTTTTTTCTAGTGCAGCGTTTAGCCTGTCGCTTATTTCTTTGTCTTTGATTTCAGCTATAGCCGTTTCGTATTCTGCGTGGGTGTCGAAGGGCATATATACAGTTTCGCCGTCAAAGGTGTGCTGGTGTGTACCACTGCCGCCTAGTTCTTCGGCGCGTGCTTGGGCTTCTTCTTCTGTAGTATATACGTCTGTCATTCCTGGTACTTCGGCTTTAACTTCGATATTATACAGCGCTTCTTTGATTAGCCTTTTTTCTTCTTCTATATCTACAGCCATTGGCGCTGGTTCTGGTATTTCTATATCCTGGTTACTTACAGGCAGTAGGTTACTAGGTATATAGTAGTCGTCCATAGCTGGCGTGTCTTCGTCCTTACCGTAATTCATAACGGCGCGTTTTTCGTTTGGTGTTACCCACCAGGCAGCGCTAAGCTGTTGTACTACTTTGTCGTTTTCCTCTTGCAGTTCTGGTATACTTGTAAAGTCAAAGTCTAGGTATAGGTTGTCGCCGTACATTGGTACAAGCCAGCGGTTCAGTTCGTCGCGTAGTTTTACTAGTTCTGGTATTACAGCGTTTTGGTATAAAGCCTTTTTAGCTTCCTTCATATTGTTATACGTGCTGGCTTCTGTATTGTTTAGCAGCTGTACGGGTACGTTAAATATGTTACAAATATCTTTTATAGACGCGTTGTACTGTTCTATTAGTGAAACGTCCGCAGCGTTTAATCCAAAGTTTACCCAGCTAAGTTTCTTAGGCGTTATAATAACGTCGCCGCCGTTGTTACTACCTTGGTACTGCTGTCTAAATTTGTCCTTTAACTGTTGCGCCTGTACTTCGTTTAGGTCGCCTTCTTCGGACATTAGTACACCCCTAGCGGTCTGGTTCTGTAGATATTTAACCCCTGTAGTAACAGCTTCGTTATTTGTTGTTAAACTTCTAAGACCAGCGCGTAGTGGGCTTTGACCGTATAAGTGGCTGCCTGTACCGTCGTAGTATGGGTTAAAGTCTTTTATATGTAGTAC